GGGGTGGCATAATGTCAACAGTAAGAATTCAAGTACGTAGAGGTACAGCCTCAGAATGGACCGCAGCAAATCCAATATTGGCTGCAGGTGAAATGGGTGTTGAGACAAACACAAATAAATTTAAATTCGGTAATGGTTCATCCACATGGACTGCTCTTTCATATGCCGCAGCAGATACAGCAGCAATTGGTGAAATTTCCCAAGACGCTATTGATCAAGCTCTTTCAATGGGCGCTGGATTAGTAAAGACTTATAATGATGGTACAAACACTATTACAATAACTGTAGATACAGACGTTGTTTCTACAAAGGCCTTTGCTTCATCAGAAGCATCTGCAGCAGAAGCAGCAGCAATCGCAGCAGCAGAAGCTTATACTGATACAGCAATAAGTGGAGTGAATAACTCATTAGGAAGCTATATTGAGTTGGCAGATAGAGGAGTAATGAATGGCGTAGCATCACTTGATGCAAACGGCAAAGTTCCTCAAGCAGAACTTCCACTAAATATTTTAACAACAAACATCAACACATCAGGAACAGTATCTGCAGGAACAGTAACAGCAGATAATGTGACTTCAGCAGCTTTATTAACAGCAAATGATGTAAACATTACTGGAGACTTAACTGTAACTGGAACAACAACAACAGTAAGCTCAACAAATGTTTCATACGAAGATCCACTAATTTACATGGGCGATGGCAACCAGTCGAACATACTTGACCTTGGTATCGTAGCTGCATTTAATGATGGAACTTATCAGCATGCTGGTCTTGTTCGTGATGCCTCAGATAATGGAATTTGGAAACTGTTCGCAGGTGTAACTACTGAGCCTGGCGCAACAGTAGACTTCACAAATTATACAAAAGAAGACCTAGAGGTTGGACATTTATATTCAGATTCAGCAAGAATTGGAGCAGTAACAAATCCAGAAATTCAGCACCTAGCAGGTGTAAATGCACCAATTCAGACACAGCTTAATGCCAAGCTATCAGCAATCCCTGACGACTCTGTCACAACAGGAAAGATTGCAGACGACGCAGTAACTAACTTAAAGGTTGCAGATAATGCAATTGACAATTCAAAGATTGCAGCAAACGCAATCAGTGTTGATAAGATTGCAGATTCTGCAATATCTACTGCAAAAATTGCAGATGCAGCAGTAGATACTCCAAAGATTGCAGATGATGCAGTTACTACTGCAAAAATTGCAAACTCTTCAGTTACTACATTAAAGATTGTAGATGGAGCAGTTAATGTAGACAAGCTTGGCGATGGCGCTGTAAGCACTGCAAAGATTGCAAACTCTTCAGTAACTACAGAAAAGATGGCAGATCTAGCAATTACAGACGCTAAAGTATCTGATACAGCAGAAATAGCAATGTCAAAGATTGCTGGATTAGATGAAGCAATTGATGCAAAGTCACCAATTGATTCTCCAACATTTACTGGATCAGTAGTTCTTCCATCAACAACAGGAATTGGATCAGTAGATGCTACTGAAATTGGTTACTTAAATGGAGTAACATCAGCTATTCAGACACAGTTTGCATCAGCTACAACAGCTCTTTCAAACCATGAGTCAGATACAACAAATATTCATGGCATTGCAGATACAGCGCTACTTGCAACAAAGGAATATGCAGACACTGCAGAGGCAGATGCAATAACAGCAGCTGGCACAGCAGCAGACACAAAGATTTCAACTGCAGTAGCAGCACTTACAAAGTCTTCAGTAGGACTTGCAAATGTTGACAACACTTCAGATGCAAATAAGCCAGTATCAACTGCTACACAGACAGCTCTAGATGCTAAGGCTTCACTTGCAGGAGCAGTATTTACAGGTTCAGTTGAAATTGACCAAAACCTTGTAGTTGACGGAAACCTAACAGTTAACGGTACTAACTTTGCAGCATCAGCAACATCTATCACAATTGAAGATAATATGGTTCAGCTTGCCCATCAAAATGCAGCAAATACAGTTGACCTAGGTCTTGTAGTTGGATACAACGATGGTTCAGCAAAGCACGCAGGTCTTGTAAGAGACGTATCTGATGCTAAGTGGAAGTTGTTCAAGGGTGTAACTACAGAACCTTCAACAACAGTTGATTTCACACAAGGATCGCTTGATGACTTAAAGGTTGCAGCATTTGAGGCAACAACAGTAACCCCATCATCTGGTGTAGTCTTCTCAGACGGAACACAGACAAAGGCTGGAGTTCCTTCTTTAACAACAATTGGAACAGCAATTGCTGGAGCATACAACCTCTCAACAGGCGGACTTGCGCTAAGAGATCAGTTAATTCCAGTTTCTGGAGCACATGCAATCACAGTGCCTACAAATGCAACTACAGCTTACCCAGTAGGAACTTCAATAAGCTTCTACCAGTCAGCTGGAACAGATGCAAACTTTGTGGAAGCTGCTGGAGTTACAATATTAAGAACTCCAGGACTAAAGTTAAGAACAACTAGCTCATCAGCAACACTGACCAAGGTCGCAACAGACACATGGTTACTCGCTGGAGATCTAAAGGCGTAATAGGAAAAGGAATAGGAAAATAATATGTCAAAAAATATAGGTAGAAGAGCATCAGCTCAAGATAACTTTATTGGCCCAAATCCTCCTACTGGATTAACAGCAACAAATGTTGGCGCCAATAGACCATTTAATGATGGACGCATAGACCTAGCTTGGGTAGCACCAGCAGCAGGAAATGCTCCAACACAATATAAGGTGTTTAGAGGAGGTACAGAAATTGCAACAGTTAATGCACCAACTGTCACTTTTTCAAATACTGGATTAACATCAGCAACGCTTTATTCTTATACTGTAAAGGCAGTGGATTCGTATGGTACCTCAACAGATTCTAATACTGCAACTGCTACAGCTACTACTGTTCCAAGCGCCCCAACAAGCGCAACTGCAACAGCTGGAGTTAACGCAAATACAGTTCAGTGGTCAGCTCCAGCAAATGGTGGAACTGCAATAACTAATTATTACATTGTTGGAAATGATGCAACTACTGGCAACTCAGCTAGCTTATCTGTATCAATTCCAGATACTGCTGGAACTTCTCAGTATTATAATGTATATGCAGATAATGCAAATGGAAGATCAGCAGCATCTAATAACACAAATTCAGTTACTACGCTTGCTCCAACATTCTTCGCTCCACCGTTCTTCCCACCGTTCTTCCCACCAAGCTTCTTTGCCCCACCAGGGTTCTTTGCCCCACCAGGGTTCTTTGCACCGCCAGTGTTCTTTGCACCGCCAGTGTTCTTTGCCCCACCAGGGTTCTTTGCACCGCCAGTGTTCTTTGCACCGCCAGTGTTCTTTGCCCCACCAGGGTTCTTTGCACCGCCAGTGTTCTTTGCACCGCCAGTGTTCTTTGCCCCACCAGGGTTCTTTGCACCGCCGACCTTTGGTTCACGTTTTATTAGAGCATACTAATAATATATCGCACAATAGCAAGGGTTCCCCCTTGCTATTGTGCTTTATAAATATAAATGCTACAATTCATATATGATAAATTTAAATGAATCTTATGGGTTTTCTTCTAAAGAACAGCTTTTCCCAGGCGTATGGGTTTATAGAGACGTTATAAAAAAAGACCTAGACGTCATTAATAGATTAAATGAAATTGGAGAGTCGGCTGTCAATGAAAATGATTCAAGATACGCATGGACATTTGGATTTGTAGGCTATAGTGAAAAAAGACCATCCTATAGAGATTGCGAAGATATTAAGGTTGGAGAAATTAAGTATCCAACATCTAATACAGAAAAGCTAGTTTCCAGTTTATGGTCAGACCTAAAGAAATCACAAAACCCAGCAGTTGAAGATTATTGCAGTATGTACAACGTACATATGAACTATTGGGAAGTCATGAATTGCATAAAGTATGGCAAGGGACAGCACTTCCAAGAGCATGCTGATCATGGATTTTCTTACAGCGCTACAGTGTCATTGGTGGCCTATGTAAATGATGATTATGAAGGCGGCAACCTATATTTCCCTAAGTTAAACTTAGATATTAAGCCAAAAGCTGGAGACCTTTATATATTCCCATCAACATATTTATTCTCACACAGAGCAATGCCAGTTGACTCAGGAATGAAAGTTTCAGTAGTTACAATGCTAGATTATAATGATCACGCCCATAGACAAGAATTTATGCAAATGAGAGCTAAATGGGTAGAGCAAGACGCTCAATCTGGCAAGGCATAAAATGTATAAACTAGAGGCCTACTTTGTAAGAGAAGGTTTTGGACAGTTAGATCCTCTTTCAGTAAAAAGAGATTGGATGGATAATACGTTTGAGGCACACGCATATAAATGTTTTCCAGTTAGCTTAACAAATCAATTAGGCTGGGGCATATCCTTTCCAGAAGATATCTCTTTTATTTGGGATGGTATTACAGATAGCACTCCAGACCATGTAAAAATATTATCTGGAGAGAAATACGCATATCCTGGAAGAGCAAATGCAACAATAAGTTTTAATACTGGAATTATGTTTAAGACTGATGAAAATTCAACTCTTATGTCTATGCCAGTTCCAAATCTTTTTATTGACGGGGCTACTCCATTTACTACTTTGATTAGCACTTCTTTCTATAGAGGAGAGCTTCCAGCAGCATGGATGATTACAAAGCCAAACGAGGTTATAACTATTAAAGCTGGGACCCCAGTTATATCAGTTATGCCAGTAGACTTATCTATAATAAATAACTCAGAGATAGAGTTTAAAGACTTATCATCGCTTCCAGAGCCATCGTTTGATTCTACAGAATACTCAAATGTTATATATGATCTAAATCGAACTGCTACCTGGTCAAATTTCTATAGAGACGCAGTAGATCATTTAAAGAGGAAAATTGGCTCACACCAAATAAAAGCAGTAAGGCTAAAGGTAACCAACAGCCTACAAAATAGAAATGATATAATGGATACATGAAACTAGAAAATAGCTGGTCACATGAGCCACCAAAGTCTATAACCCCTTCTGGGTTTTTTGGCAACTCAATCGATAATATTGTTGAAATAAGAGACTTCCTTTCTTTAGATGAAAGAAAGAGACTCATGGACTTTGCGCTAAACAATAAAATTTGGGACATAACAGAAACTCATAGGGATGCAGACGGCTTAGTTTTGTACGACCACACCATTTGGGAAGACAGAGTATGTACTTATAACTCATTGATGGCATCAGACCCATCTATACTAGAATTAATTTATAGCATGATAGATCGACTTAAGATAGAGGTAGATGCATTCTTTAATGTAGATGCAAAAGAAACAGGTCCAGCAATTGTCAGATGGCCAGTTGGTGCTAGACAAGAACCACATGCAGACAAAGAATTTCATTCTGGTCCAGAAAAAGGAAGAGCAAACGACTTCCCTTGGTATGATCTTGCTGGTCTATTTTATTTTAATGACGACTACGAAGGCGGAGAACTTTATTTTCCGCAGCATGGAATTGAATTCCAGCCAGTTGCTGGAGCAGCATACTTTTTCCCAGGCGATATGAACTATACGCATGGCGTACGTCCAGTTACTGCTGGAAATAGATTTACATCCCCATTTTTTTGGACGATAAAAAAACATACAGGAGAAAAACAACCATGAGTAAATTAGATTATGTAGAGCTTTATCCAAAAGTAGATATCTATAGAAATGTTTTAAATGATCCAAGTCAGCTGTATGAGGTAATGAATGAGTCTGAAAAAACATCAGAGGGCAAGTACTTTTTAAAGACATGGGATCCATG